ATTTATCACCTTGTCCTGCAACTGGTGGAGTCGTTTCACCTAAAAATGATTCACCAGTTTGTTTTAACATTTCGTTAGGTGTCGTTTCACCTAAAAACTTAGAACTTCTATCTGATTCATTGGGTGTCGTTTCACCTAAAAACTTTGAAGACCTATCTGATTCGTTAGGAGTTGTTTCACCTAAAAACTTAGAACTTCTATCTGATTCGTTAGGAGTTGTTTCACCTAAAAACTTAGAACTTCTATCTGATTCGTTAGGAGTTGTCTCACCTAAGAAGTTTTGTGCAAATTTAAACTCTTTAGGAGTTGTCTCACCTAAAAACTTTTGTGTAAACTTAAACTCTTTTGCTTCAGTCTCACCTTTAAACTTTTCTGTCTGATTTGCAAGTGTAGGGTTTGTTTCACCTTTAAACTTTTCTGTCTGATTTGCAAGTGTAGGGTTTGTTTCACCTTTGAACTTTTCTGTCTGATTAACAAGTGTTGGGTCGGTTTGTCCTTTGAACTTATCACCTTGAGTTACTTCATTTGCTTCAGTCTCACCCTTGAACTTATCACCTTGTGTTACTTTATTCTGAGAAGTACCTACTTTTTCAGGAGTTTGTCTTGAATATTGTACATCATTTTTTGTTTTGATTTTATCAGTTAATGGTACAGTATTAAACGCAGAAGGTTCTATTCTTGTTTTTACTTCAAGAGGTTCACTTTTTGGCTTTCTGTAATCACCAAGATTTGATTTTAAGTCTTTTAATGACATTATGTTCCTCTACTTTGTCTTGTTCTCTGTGTTCTTGATATTTCACTAACTACTTTATTATCAAATACTATTTGTATTGGTTGACCCTTTATGTCAGCTCTCAACAATTTAAGTTCTTCTAATAATGGGTCACTTTCACCACCACCACCTGCGGTTGCACCACCACCATCGTCACCACCTGCTCCAAATGCTCCTGCAATCATTGGTAACATAAGTCCTAATGCGAATACTGTTCCAAGGAATGGTGTTATCATCAATAGACCCATTGCGAATGGCATCATCGCCAACCCTACTGCCGCAAGTCCTGCCGCCAAGGAAAGTAAACCTGGTGCGACTAACACTAATTGACTTAATCCTGCGGCTAATGCCGATATTGCTGGAACTGCTGCAATCAATATCATAGATGCGAGTCCAAATGCAAGAATACCCGGCGTTGCGTAAAGTAATCCAAGACCCAATGCCAACATACCAATACCAAGTAAACTTAATATTGCGGTTAATGGTATTAATGCGGGTGCAATCATAATCAGACCCATTAAGGATTCTGTAAGATTACCCATCATTTCAAATCCTTTAGCAATTTCTTGTATTGCGTACCCAAGAACTAATAATGCTGCGGCTATGATTAACATTGCGGCTGCACCTGCGAGAATAGCAACTGCTCCAACACCACTCATCATTATTGCACCTACCAATGCCAATGCACCTACTAATGCTAACATGGATACAACTGCCATACCAATAGCTTTCCATTCAACCTTCATAAATTCTTGTACTGCTTTTGCGAATACAAATACGGCTGCCGCTACAAGTATTAATGCTGCACCACCTGCGAGTAGTTTCTTGGCGTCTATTTTTGAAATGGCGTCTGTCATACCACTCATTCCTTTACCACCACCACTTTTGATATTAGACTTTTTCTTGGTGATTGATTTTGACTTATCATTACCACCACTACCTGGTGCACCACCAAAGAAACTCTTACCACCTAATTTGTTCATTATACCATATTGTATAATCATTGAAGCAAGTTGTTTTCCCGTCTCTATTAAACCTTGCCCCATACTGGTAGCTCCTGCGGTTAGGAATCCGTAAACTTTTGCACCTTTTTCACCAAACTTTGCTTGTAACTCTGCGTTCTTTTCTTGAGTCTGTAACATATTACCCAACTCAGATGCAGACATTCCAATTGCGTCAGCATATATCTGTTGTTGTTTACGACCCATTTTACCAAAGTCTTCTGCAGATACACCTGCGTCATTTATAGCCTTCATCATCATTTCAGCACCCTTGGCTTGGTCACCGAATTGCATTTCTTCTGCGGCTTTTAACATAGCTTGTTGGTCAGGTAACATTTCACCTAATCCAAATGCCCTTGCTTTCATCTGTTTTTGGATACTACCTTCTATATCTAACATATTGTCAGATACCGCATTCAGTTTCTCCATTGACATCCCTTGTTTAACAAGTTCTGCTGATTTTTTAGCTAATACTTTAATTTCTTCTTTTGACATCCCCAACATTTGGTTTTGTTGACTTGCCATATCTTTTAGAACTGCGGATGCGTTGACACCGACACCACTTGCGATGTCTTTTATTTCAGATGTCATATCACTTGCGTCAGCACCTGCTTGTTCAAATATTTGTTGTAGTGCGACTGCACCAGCACCATCACCTAATAAGTTGGATAGTTCTGCTACATCTTTTAATGTTTCTGCGTTTATATGTTGAGCCGTTCCAAATGCGTCACTCATTGCCGTTGCAGCTGATGCCGCATCTTCTGCACTTACTGTTAGTGAGAACATCGATGCACCTTGAATACTTGAAGCCATTCCTGCTGCTTCATTTGCTGATAGACCCATTGTCTTATATAAATCTATTGCAGTATCGTAAGTTCCAGTAAATGCCTCTTTTGCTTTACCAATACCTTCAGTAAATGCTTTTGCACCTAATGCCGCTACACCACCTGCTGCAAATAGGTCTGCAAGTTCTGATGAGTATCCTAATGATTCTTTTAATTGGTCGTTTTGGTCTTTAAGTAAATCTTCGTATTCTTTAGCTTTGTCTACTTGTTTTTGAACTTCTAATTCTTTCTCTTTTTCAGCATCAAGAATTTTAATTGTAGTGTCCAATTGTTTCATCAATCCCTTATTCAGGAATTTACCACTCTTTACAGTTTTTTCTATGTAGTCTTGTCTAGCTTCAACTGCTGCGTTTAGTTTATCGGCGGCACTTGTTTGTGATTTAAGATTGTCTGCTAATTTTGAGGCAAACTCATTTGCAGCCTTGGTATTCTTTCCTGCTTTACCAAGAAGGTCTGCTAATTCATTGGCGTAATTTCTTGCGCCAAGAAATGATTCTTCAATCTTTTTATAATCATCTGCCATTTAGAACCCTAAAGTTATTCAATTCCGAATTGTTTCTTCATTACTTGAGGAATTTTATCCTTACTACCATATTGTTGGATAAGTAGTTTTTCTTGAGCTGAAGTTATGTCTTTCACTTTTTGTTTAGACCTTTCAATGTCCTTTTCAATCTGTTTAAGTTTGGTATCGGTTTTAGCCTTTTGTATTCTGTGAAAGATTCTATCAATAAAACCCTCATCTACTCCCTTGGAAGATAAGACCTCTCTTAATTTAGTTGCTTTGATGGTTTTCATATAATATCCCTTTGTTATATTCTATAAATATGTAAAAACCCAACAAATATGTCGGGTTCTTATACTACTATTATTTTCTTGGTGTTTTTGACTTGATTTTTCTCATTTCTTTATCATGTGCCTTTTTTTCTTCTTGTTTGAATTCTATTATCTTACCGATATAGAAGTTTCTCGCCCAAACAGGCATATTGTAGACATCGGTGTGACTAAACCCACCATTTCCATGATATATGAGGTCAAAAATTTGAGAATGTAAATGCTTTCTATAATCACTCGGAAGGCCAAAAAAACCCGACATCCATAGGCAGTTGCATTTCTCTCTCTTCCCCGGTCTCCTCAGATACAAATTCAAATGTTAAATCAATATCGGGAACACTTTGGTTGATATACGCTCTGAGTGCCTTTGAATCTACTGCGAATAATTCATTGTCCACGAAATGATTGATGTCTTTTTGGTCATCTGACCCATCTACTGAAAGAATCATATTTTTCATTCTTGTAGTTAACTCTCTTGAAGTCATATCTTTTAATTTACGATTTGCCTTCTTAATTGCTTCTACTTGATGTTTAACTTTTCTTTCTTTAGATTCGGTCATCGCCATAAAGGTAACCTTTCTCTGTGAGGTTGGTAAAGTGAATTCGAACTCATTTTTATGTGGTTCTACTTGATTTTCACCCTCATAATCCTTATTTTGGAATTGAGTAAGGTCGATGTTTTCTTTTTGCTTTGTACCTGGCATAGTTGGGTCGTCAATTTCAACCTTATACTCTTTACCATACCCAAGTACTCTTGCAGCAATCATAATTGCGTTTTTATCACCTGTAACTAAATCTATGTATTTAATTGTTTCACCTTCACCATTACCAACGATTAATGACTGAAATAATCTGTCTAAAACAGTTCCGTCTTTAATATATGATTGTGTGGTTAGGATATCTTCCTCTTTTGCGGTCATATACTTCATTTCAACCTTTCCACTTGATAGTGGGTTGTCTTTTGGGTATATAAGTCCTTTTGAGGGTAAATCTATAACTTCCGTAGGGAACTTATAGTCACGAACTTCTCTTTGTTCGTGGTCTTTGATAGCTTTTTGTACCATATCCTTGTCGGAAATTGGGTACTCATCTTCTAATCTTTCTTTTGCCATAATAAAACTCGTTTTATATCTTTTTTTGTTGTACTGTACTATAATATATATGTAACTGGACTATTATTAATACAAAAAGTCTCAAAATTGTTTTAATAATGAGACTTTAAGATTTTAAAATAGATTTTGGATTATCCCCAAGTATAATTACCTTCGGTTCCTGTTAGTGTAGTTACACCACATTCAAATCCATCTGGTAAATCACCATCATAGGTAATTTTTTCTCTTCCACCATAATCGAAGCCATTAATTGGTAGTCCCCAATCTTCATTTGCTTCTGCGATTGTAAAATGTGTTGCAGCTTCACCACCATTGTCCTTGTCTTCCCAAGTACAATATGAATCATCACCAATCCACTCAACAATATTGTCATCAATTCTTTTAACTATTAATTTTGCCATATCTTATCTCCTTTTTGGTTAACCTCTAATAAATATGTAAATAAAATTAAAAAACCCACCTTATGGGGCGGGTTTCTTATTTCAATTTTTATTACAATCCGTATTTAGTATTGTAGTATTGCGTAATCGTAAGTAAGTGTCATTTCTACTGTTGCCAAATCTTCACCTGCGTAGTCCATGTCTGAAAAATTAGCTGATTGAATATATGCACCTTTAAGTGTCCACTCTTCTACTTTATCACCAACAGGACCCAAACTGTTAAATGTGATATCTTTCTTATAGAAATCAGAGTATCCATCTCTACCTGTTACAGATTCGTGATGTAGTCTTACCCACTCCATTACTGCTTGTGCAGCGGAAGGTACGACTGGGTCGTATAAAGTGATTGCTAAATCTTGCCACTCAGAACGACCTTTTACATATCTTCTAACATTGATATGGTCGATGGTAACTTTACCATTGTTTATTTCTGGTCTGGCTGCCGTTTTCACCAAGTATGCAGGGATTCCTTCGATGTACATGATGAACCTATTTGACATTTTAGGTTCAAAGTTGGTGAACATTATTTCATTTGGGTCTAATAATTGTGCCATTTAATTCTCCTATTTCTCTTTCTAATAAATAGTCTTTATTTTATTTTATTCAGGAAAAGCTGCGCCAGTTGGTAGTACATTGAAATCAAGTACTATAAATTCTGCAGTTTTTGCTGGTTGAATAAAGATTTCTCCTTTTAAGATGTTTCTATCTATAATATCTGGTGTATTGTTTGATTCGTCCATAATCACTCGGAAAGCGAAAAGACCTTGTCTTTGTTGTACTGACTCTAAGTATGGGTTAACAATACTTAAGAATCTGTTTCTTGTTGCTGCCGTATTATTTTCGAATAGTAAATACCTTGAAGATGATGCGATGAACTTCTTCAATGCGATTAACAATCTTCTAACATTAATTCTGTCAAGAGCTGATGGTCTAGCTTGTAATGTCTTTTGACCAAATACAGTAGCACCTTGTCCAGGGAATGTAGCGATTGGGTTAATTCTGTTTTCGTATAATGTATCTCTCTCGTCATGAGTTAATCTTGACTTAACTTCGATTACATTTGATAAACCACCTCTATTAAGACCTGCTGGTGCGAACCATGGTTCAGCAACTGCGTCATTAAATGCGATAACACCTGGTAATACAACACTTGGTGGTACCCAGACTGGCTTATTTTTATCTGTGTCAAGAATCTTAACCCATGGGTGATAAGTTCCAACATAGTTTGAATCGAATGAACTTAGTGAGTTAACTACTGTTGCGATTGAATCTGTGTAAGAACCTGCGTCCATTACATAGAATGTGTCTTGTCTGTCTTCACACATATCTTTAGCGAAAGTAGTTACTGACGAGTGTAGTCTATTGATTACACCTGGTGTAATTAACAAGTTCATGTCATACTCATCAGGATTTGACATTGCGCTAATAGCTTTTCTCATTGCGATTGTACCTTCTGCGGTTGCTGATGATAAATCTAATCCTTGCATATTACCTGCAACAATGTTTTCTCCTGTTAGTACTGTTCTGTTTGGTGCGAATCCATCGAATCCACCTTGGAATGGTACTAAGAATTTTTTGTTGTCTATAAGACCATCGTTTAGTGCAATTGCTGCTCCATTAGAAGTACATTGACTTAATAAGAACTTATTTCCAACACTTTCAGAGTTTGAATCTGGAATTGGGTTTAAGTAGTTTAAGTTATCTGTATTTGTAAAGTCGAATGAATAACCTAAGAATGCTCTCTTGTTAAATTCACCTGCAATTGATTGTTCTGTTACATATGTAGGACTTGGTAAATCATGTCCACTATGTATAGGTGACTTAACTGGTGCGAATCCGAAAGGAACAAGACTTGCATCAAGTGCTCCACCATCCATATCACTATTTACTTCTACTCTAATGTTTACAGATGCGTTTGGATAATCCCCATTTGAAGTAACTTTACCATTGTTATCAACAGTAATAAACTTGTCACCAATAACTCTTTTAATGTAGTTAGGTGAATTAGGGTCTAAGTTAAGTCCACTAAATTCTTCTATAATACTTGGTCTAACATCACTATCTTGAACAGTTTGACCGAATATAGAATTAGCAATTTTAGAAGTATCTACTCTTCGTAGGATAACACTAAATGTTCCATACTCAGAACCAGGAACTTCATTTGCTGGTTTAATATCTCTAATACCAATTTTAAATTCGTAGTTTGTCGAAGTACCATGTGACAATGTGTGGAATCTAAATAAGTTTTTACTTGTACCTGATACATCTTGTGATATGATGAAAGGTGTTGAAGCTTCTTGGTATGCTTTTGTATAGTCAGTTTTTCTAAATGTATCAACTTCTACATTACAATTAGGGTCAGCTGCGAAAGATGCCGATTGGAATGAATTGAAGTTCATATATAGGTAACCAAATTCCGAACCATTTTTAGGAGATGAACCAAGTGTTTTTCCAATGTAGTTTACTGCGCTTGGGTCTAATGATGCGGTTGCTATTGCAAGTACTGCTGACTCTGATAAACCTGTTACTGCACCTGATGCACTCATATAAAGTGCGAAGTTAGATGCCGAAACATCTGGTGTTGGTGAAGCTGCTGAACCACTCAAGTTTGTTACAAGTGACCTATCAAATGAACCTGTTGAGTTTGCAACACCACCGAAAGGTACTTTTGTAGTAGGGTGAATTACTGCTGCTACTGAACCACTAATCTTTAATACTAAAGGTTCAACAGTGTAACCACTCTGTCCTAATACTCTTACGATAGTCGCAGTTCCTGCGTCTTCTAAATATGATTGTGCAGTATAAGGTAGGTATGAATCTTCTGTCAAACCACCAAATACTTGTTGAAATTCTTGAAAGGACTCTACCTGTGTTGGTACGAATGCAGGCCCCTTTATACTTTGTCCTATAAGTGCCGCACCTATCTCCCCTATACCTTGTGGTAAGAATGAGAGGTCTTTTTCTCTTGTGAATACACCTGGACTAACAATTCTTTCTGCCATTATTTTCTCCTAAATTAAATCTTTGGGTTTACCTTTATATAAATACTCCAAAAATTTCCAAAACGAATACTTATTTGTTAGGTGTGAAAGTATTTGTAGCTACATCGTAAGTTCCCTCACCATATTTAGCTCTCAACTCCACACTTAATTCTCTTTCCTCGTTGGATAATTCTCTGTAAGATTCCATCAAAGTGTTCTTTTCAAGTTTCATTTCATTGAATTGGGCTTCCATGTTTTGAATACCAATTTCAATCTCACCTAACCTTGATGTAATTGATAGAGTTTTACTTTGAATTTCCGTAATTTTTTTAACTTCTTCTTCCGAAAAACTTTTTATTTCTTTTTCTGCCATAACATATTAATTTTATTTACTACACTTATAAATATGGAAAAATTATTCATTACCACTCTTTTTAGAGATTTTAATGCCAGAAAGACTTGGGTCTTCTGAAAATGAAACTTTTCCAATCGATACTGTTCGTTTAGTATTGTTGTTTAGTCCGACATATTCTGGAACGATATAAGCCTTAGTTACTAAAGATATTGTTGCTTTAGTAATTCGGTCTTGACCCATCTCAGACATTGTTTCAAATGAGTAAGAATCACCTTTTATTACAAACTTATATCTTTCACCAAAAGAACGACCTTGGAAAAATACAATTTGCTCTACAACTTTGTTAACTTGTTCCATATAGTCACACCAAACTATCACTTCATATTGTAAATCAACATAATCAGGTCTTTCAACTGACATAAATTCTTTCTTTGGATTTTCTCCTGTCAGTATTGCAAATTGGTCGTACTTATTAAGTTTATTGTACTTTCTTTCAAAGAACTGATGTGTATCTTCGTTTTGTGCAACTTTTAATTTTGCTAAATCGGTGTTTACTGATAGATTATCTCTTTTAAAAACAATAACGGGAGTTAACATCATTCCGTTTTCGTCTCTCATAAACCCATCTCGTTGTGCACTTGCCCACTTTTCAGGTGATGCATACATTACAGGAACAGGATAAAATCTTCCATCATCCTCAACAGTTGGTCTTACATCCTTTTCTAAAAAGTTTTTAAATGCAGAATCGATATCGTAAATACCAACACTTACATTTTTTACATTATCCTTATCCCTTCTAAACTGCTTTGCTTTATTTAATATAGGGTCAGGTGATGTAGAAGATTGTGTTTGTATAATCTGAGGTTTCGAGTTGTCTGTATTTCTGTATTTAGTTGCCATCGTTTATAGTCCCATTGGTACTTCGTTATCATTTTGGTTTGAATTACCGAATCTTGTTTCTACTAATTTAATACTTGTTTGTCTTGTAACATGACTATCACATATAATAGATACATTTAAACCTTGAGTTTCACCACCATCCCAATACTGAGGATTCTTTCCTGCAAAGTATTGATATGAGTATGATGCGTCTATTAGATGATATTCATTATTCCATTGTATAATATCACCAACTGCAGGTACTAAATCTTTTTCTTTTAATGTATCTCTTAAAAACTTAAACTGAACTTCACGAGAATATGATTGTCCAAACTCATCAGATATTTGTGCTGCTTGATTTCTTTCTACTAAACATGGTATTTTTATTGGATTGTGAAATACTTTATTGTCACCCTCACCATATAAATTAGATTTGGTTTCAGTAATCGCAACCATATAGTAATACACTTCTGTATCAATTATATCATTAATGAGTTCTTTGTTCAATTTATTAAACAAACTCATATCTCTTTGTCCACCGAACAATGCCATAAATTACCCTATAAAAATTGGTCTTGGTACTCTGTTTAAAGTTTCCTCTAAGTATTCAGACTCTTCTTTTCTTGCTTCCATTAATGCTCTACGAGAAGTTGATTCTAACATTTCTTTCAAGTCAGTTAACAAAGTTTCTTTTTCAGCCGAAGCTTCATTTCTTAAATCAGACCCATCAAGTGTTACATCTGCACCTGGTATAGGAATAGAACTAAATTTAGCTCTGATAGCACCTAACATCTCTTTTGCTAATGCTAATGCATATCGTGCAATCCATTGTTTACCTGCACTATTGATATTAGTATATGTTAATCTTCCAAATGGTGCGTTTGATAAATCACTTACAACATTTGAATTTGCAATTGGTGATTTACTTTCACTTTCTAATGTATAATCGAAATATACTTTTGCACCTGTATCTTTTCCTTGAGGGAATGGATATAATCTAATTCGTTGTCCATCTACATGGAATCCATATGATGATTTTCTAATATAATCATTAAATTCGATTGCTTGTAATCTTAATAAGTCATCAAACATTGGTTGCATCATGAATGAAACACCTGGTGAGTAATTACCCCATCCAAAAGTTTCTAACATTTGTTGAGAACCTAATCCTGTTCCGATAAATGGGTCAAAGTATCTTATGATTGCTGGTGGTTGTGTATGGAATACTCGTCTAAGTACGATACCATCATTTACTGAACCATTTTCTAAGTTCACCACATTTGCATCAGATAAATCATAAATCTGTTGACCTGCTACCATTTCAAAAGAACCTGTATATACTGTTACTCGTCCACCACTTAATGCTTCAGTACCATAATCTTTTGCGATACTAACCATACCATTTAGATTTGGTGCAATCTCAGTATCAGACAAATCAGTACCTAAAGCAGTACCTTGTATTGACAACATATTTTCTTTTGCTCTGTATTGATTTACTTGTGAAGAGTATTCGTTAGCTGCTTCTTCAAGACAAGTAAAAAAGTTTATATCTTGCAACTCGACATCTACGATTGGGTAACCCAATCTCTTCGCACACCATTCTGCTACTTTCGGAGCGTCATTCTGAAATTGAGTATCAGAATCAAAGAATCCGAAAGGAGTTGATGAACCACTTGAAAATGAACCTGAACCAGGCCATATTGGAATGTTTACTGCCATTTAATTCTCCTCTATGTATATAAATATGGAAATAATTAGCTTTCCCTATTTTCCATGAACGAAACTACAATATAACGAGTACCTTTAGTGGTTGCACGCGCCCCATGCTTATGAGTTATATTGCCAGGATGTAATGTTGCGTAACCAATTGGATTTTTTACTAACTTCTTTTGTCTTCTGAACCAAGTACCACCACCTTCGTATTCATCTAAATCTGATAGTTGTACTAAACAAGTAATATCTGCCCTATCGTGATGTATTCCCAAGTGTCCTTGTGCAGTTGGTATATATTTTGCTAAAAAGTTTTCGGAACTCATACTATCCCATCCTTTACCTTCTAACGCCCATAAATATATTGCAACTTGCATAACATAGTCTTTTAATACATCATTATATATCTCATCCATTCCAATTTCTGTTATCAACATATCAGTTGTTGGATAATTTTCATGTCGGTCAAAAGTCCATTTATTAGAATGTTCGGCTTCTTCTCTAATCATTTTACAAAATTCTTCAGTAAATAAAGGAAATTGAAAACAACTATCAAATGGTTCATCTACTATCAAATCCCATTCCTTTGTACGAGCTGAATATGATATGAATTTTTTTGTCCACTCATCTTTGTTGTCCCAATATGTGTATAGTTCTGGATGAAGTTTTTCAAATCCAAAATCTTCTGGCGGAGTAAATCCTCTTGCCTCATCTGGTAACTTATCATTCACCAAATTATACCACTCTACATATCTGTCACTCCAATTTTGTTTTCTTGCAAATTGTTCAGCACTATCTAACAACTTCTTGTGTTCTTTTGCTTGTTGACTTGAAAAAGCAAATGCTGCGATAAATGTATATCGCATAAGGCCTGTATTTTTATTTTCCCATTTGTAGTTATCAGGGGAACTATCATCAAATGGGGTTTCACCTGACTCATGAGTATGTGAACTTATTAATGTACTTTTATTATCGAGTAAGTGTTTTAAATTACCTGTATCAGATGATAGAAGTTTAACTCTACCCATCATCATTTCAAGAGCAGTTATACAATATGTTTCAGGATACTGAGATGGGTAAATCCACCACTCAGAAGATTTAATTTGTTTGTATAACTCAGATGGATTTAGTGAACCTAAATAATGTACATCAAAGTCTCTTTCATAAGTTGGGTAATCTTTTTTTATTCGTTCTAAAGTGTCCCAATCATTAGTATAAGGTGGTGATGCAACCCACAAAGTTAAATTAGGATTAATCTTTTTTAAATCATCCCAAATATTTAACAGATTCCACAATCCTCTATCAGGTCCAGATGTGTAAATTACTTTGTCTTTAAATTTTTCTTGTTGGATGGAATCAAAGTCGGATGGGTTTATAGCATTTCCTATAACTTTAACCTTTTCAGAGTTTAAATTATATTTTTTCACTAATTGACCCTTTTGCCACTCTGATACTGCGATTATATTTGTTAATTTAGGATGGTTTAGATAATCTACTCCATCATTTGGAAGAGTCTCACCATTATACCATGAATAGAACTCTAAATTATGTATCCAAAAGTAAGAACTATCGAATGTTATATTTTTATCTTCTAAAACTTTAAAGTAATGAATGTAATTTGATGCAATAACAACATCAAAGTGTTGATTGTTATCAATACTGTCATAATCAATAAATTTTAGATTATTTGTTTGACTATTTGAAACTTCACCTGTAATTATTACCTCGTGACCTTTCTTTTCAAACTCTTTAGCTAAGTTAATGACGCAATATTCAGAACCACCCATACCTTTTTGTTTTAGTATGGTGTCATTAATTGGTTCGTTTTGATATCCTACTGTAAATAAAACTCTCATATCTATTCTACTATATAATTAACAAATTCTTCGTTTTTACCATATCTGTCATAATCTCTATAACTGATATCTTTTATTGAATGGTTTTTTTCATAATCCCACATCCAATCTTCTTTTCCTAATTCCTCAAATCTATCCTTTATTTGAGTATCATAATAATCTCTAATTAACCTTGCTCTTCGGTTAATATCAACTCTATTGTTGTCAACAGTAGAGTCCCCATTATTATATTGTACATATAACATTTTTTTAACATGAATAAATTTAGTTTCTAAAAATGTTTTAATAATTAATTCTAAATCGTCTGCGACTGAAATATTTCTATTATGTCCTCTGATTTTATGATACACATCCCTATTCCAAACTCTACAATGGTTTGGCATTCCAATATTAAATCTAATTGTTTTTGGATTTATTTCAGGATAATGATGTACTAACCACTCTTTATCATCAATCTCTTGCCAAGTATGACCTGCGTAACCCCATACAAATCCATTCTCAGAATGACCATACCAATCATCACCTATGTAACCATATATTCTCGGTGAATTATCCTTTTCAACTTCAGTTACATCTGTATAAATAAATCCAGCATCTGTATGTTTCTTACTTGCATCAAGAACATCTTCTAAACAAGTTGATATTAACCAATCATCGTGGTCTAATTCAAATAACCACTCACCATTACATAACATTGCCGCTCTATGTTTAGCCTCACCAACATTTCCACCTGATATTGGTGATATTCTATATGGTTTTACCCTATAATCTAATTTAGCTATATGATTTATCATTTGCCAAGTTAAATGATGGTCTTCTGGTGAATCATCTACCACAACCCACTCCCAATTCTGATATGATTGTTCTAATAGAGATTTGTATGTTCTAAATATTCTATTTTCAGTTTTATATGTTGGAGTGAATACTGATAATAGTGGTGAATCTTCATTACTATAAACTCTATTTGATTCACATGACCAAAAAGTTGACTGACAAACTACATCATTTGCTATTACATTATCAGGATAAATTTCTTCTACATTAACTATCTTAGATTTTACAATATCATCGGTTACATTTTGTAATTCCGATGGAAGTTCACCTATTACATAAATAATATCAGCTTTATGTTTAGATAAATGTGATTTCCAATTTTTAGCATCTCTGTATGAATAAATTACAACATTTTCGAATAAATCTTCTTCGTGATAGATGTCGGATGTTAATTCGTATTTACCAAATCGTTTCCAACCATATACTAATGCCGTTGGTAAAGTAGTCTTTTGCATATCTTATCTGTAAGGTTCACCACCAACCCATAAAACAAATGATTTTCGTATACCACTTGTTACGGGAGTTACTCTATGTAAATAAAATGAAGGAAATAGAATCGCTGCTCCTTTTTGAGAAGGTGCGGTCATTTCTTTTCCAATATTAAATTGTAAGTCACCACCTTCGTATTCATTTGAATCTGAAAGTTGTACTGTTACTGATATTTTTCTTTGATTTTGTATTTCTATACCACAATCCATATGCCAATCATACCCACCTTCTTGACTTCCGTAATATTCAGTATATTGAATTGATTCATTCATAGTAGATAAATCAAACTTCCACATTTTTTGATTTGCTTCTACAATCATATTGTGAAGTTTTTCATAAACCCATCCCCATTCTTGATTTTGAGGACACCATTTTACTCTTGATTTTCTATAATCTGATTTTTTTGATGATTCACCTTCACCTGTTGCTGCATCTTCAAATGGAAGAATTTTGGTCATTTGTTCTATTTGAGTTAATTCATTTGAATCAAATCCATCTGCGAACCAATAATAATCTGTGAAATTTACATCCCATCTATGAGGGTTTCTATCGAATCCAAAATTTGCTCTCATAACTTTTTTAATGTTTGTATATAAATATGAAAAATAATTTAGTAAAAGCTACCACTATGTACAGACCTTATGATATAGACATCATCGCCTGAAGACCATCCATTTGGTTTAAATGTTAGTATACCACCTTGAACTTCAAAATATCCTAAACCACTCATCGAAGCCCCTTGAGCACCAATTACACCTTTTACACCTTGAACACCCGTAGCACCTTTTTGACCACTTGCACCTGCCGAACCTGTCCCACCTTTGTTTCCTTGAGCACCTTGAGCACCTTGAACACCACCACCACCTGTCGTACCTTTAGCACCTTCGTCACCTGCATCACCTTGGTGGCCTGTTTTACCTTTTAAACCTTGAGCACCTGTATTACCTTTATCACCTGCATCACCTTGAGGACCTGTTGCACCTTTTTGACCACTTGCACCTGCCGAACCCGTTCCACCTTTGTTTCCTTGAGCACCTTGAGCACCTACGAGACCTTGATTACCAGTATTACCTTTATCACCTTGGTCACCAGCTACGCCAGTATTACCTTTATTACCTTTTAAACCTTGAGCACCCGTACTTCCTTTATCACCTGCATCACCTTGAGGACCTCTTGCACCTTTTTGACCACTTGCACCTGCTGACCCCGTTCCACCCTTGTTTCCTTGAGCACCTTGAGCACCTACTACACCTTGATTACCAGTATTACCTTTATCACCTTGGTCACCTGCGAGGCCTGTATTACCTTTATTTCCTTTTAAACCTTGAGCACCTGTATTACCTTTATCACCTGCATCACCTTGAGGACCTCTTGCACCTTTTTGACCACTTGCACCTGCTGAACCTGTCCCACCTTTAGTTCCTGCATTACCCTTAGTACCCTTATCACCTTGGTTACCAGTATTTCCTTTATCACCTTGGTCACCTGCGAGGCCTGTATTACCTTTATTTCCTTTTGCACCTTGGTTACCCGTATCACCTTTACTACCTGCTACGCCAGTATTACCTTTTGCACCAGTACGACCACCTGAGCCAGTACCACCTTTAGTTCCTGCATTACCCTTAGTACCTTTATCACCTTGGTTACCAGTATTTCCTTTACTACCCTTATCGCCAGAATTACCCGTTTTACCTTTTAGACCTTGTAAGCCCGTTGCGCCTGTATCACCTTTTGCACCTGCGAGGCCTGTATTTCCTTTAACACCAGTACGACCACCTGAGCCAGTATTACCTTTATTTCCTGCGTTACCTTGAGCTCCAACTACACCTTGATTACCTTGATTACCTTTTGAACCTTTATCGCCGGTAGGACCTGTTTTACCTTTTAGACCTTGTAAGCCCGTTGCGCCTGTATCACCTTTTGCACCTGCGAGGCCTGTATTTCCTTTAGCGCCTGTTCTACCACCTGAGCCAGTGCCACCTTTAGTTCCTGCATTACCCGTATTACCTTTAACTCCAGTATTACCTTGATTACCTTTAGAACCTTTATCACCAGAATTACCCGTTTTACCTTTTAGACCTTGTAAACCTGTTGCGCCTGTATCACCTTTTGCACCTGCGAGGCCTGTATTTCCTTTTATACCCGTTCTACCACCCGAGCCAGTATTACCTTTGTTACCAGTTGCACCCTTGTTTCCTTTTACACCTTGAGCACCTTGATTTCCTTTAGCACCTTGGTCACCTGCGAGGCCTGTATTACCTTTGTTTCCTTTAAAACCTTGATTTCCAGTCGAACCTTTGTCACCTGCGAGGCCAGTATTTCCTTTAGCACCTGTTCTACCACCTGAGCCAGTACCACCTTTAGTTCCTGCGAGGCCTGTGTTTCCTTTTACACCTTGATTACCTTGATTACCTTTAGCACCTTGGTCACCTGCGAGGCCTGTATTACCTTTATTACCTTTTGCACCTTGATTACCAGTATCACCTTTTGTACCTGCGAGGCCTGTATTACCTTTTATACCCGTTCTACCACCTGAGCCAGGAAGACCTTTATTACCTGTATTACCTTTGTTACCCTTAACACCTTGGTCACCTGCCGAGCCAGTATTACCTTTAGCACCTTTATCACCCGAATGGCCTGTTTTACCTTTCAGACCTTGTAAGCCAGTTGCGCCTGTATTACCTTTTGCACCTGCGAGGCCTGTATTTCCTTTTACACCTTGTCTACCACCTGAACCAGTAGCACCTTTTTGCCCTGCGAGGCCTGTATTTCCTTTAGCTCCTTGTAGACCTGTATTTCCTTTAGCACCATTATCACCTATAAAACCAGTATCACCTATGAGACCTTGATTACCAGTATTTCCTTTAGCACCTTTATTTCCTGCGAGGCCTGTATTTCCTTTAGCGCCTGTTCTACCACCTGAGCCAGTACCACCCTTTTGTCCTACAAGACCTGTATTACCTTTTACACCATTATTACCAGTGAAACCTTTTGCACCTTT